GTCCAGAAGGATTTATTGCGGTTAACTCGAAAACCAAAGTTCTCGAGTTCCTCAACAACACATTGCACAAATTCTACGGGGACAATTATATCGTCTCCGTAGACGCGCACAGTACCAAAGTAAGCATTAAGCTCACTTTGGGAAAGTGGACGGTTGTGTACTCTTTCGATTCCTACGAATATGATGGTTAAGAAAACCATCGCCTCGAAGGGAAAGCAGAGTGCAGAACCCATAGACGCGAACTTGGCAAGGCGGATGGTTTTATCCAATCCGATTTCCTTGTCAAGAACTTCAGCCTTCCGTGACCTAGTAGCATCCACAGCCTCCCTAAGGAAGCGGTGATTTTCTACTAGGGTACGTACATGCTGATTCGAAACGCGGTCCGAAGCTTCACTAAGGTCTAGTGTAGCTAATTGGCCTGACAATGAGCCAATTTGAGCAAGTTTCTGATTAGGAACTTGATCATCGAACTTGATGAAGTTGGCGGGTCTAGTATGCCGCCAACTACCATCGGGCTGAATAGCCCCGATTTCATCAACGATCGTCTCCAAAACAGCTTGCTGCATGAACATCATGCAAGCAGGCTCAATGGCGATGATTCTTGGCGTTTTGAGCGTTTTAGGAACTGTGATGACCCTAACGGGCATCTCAGCTCCGGGTGAGTGAGAGATAACTGCTTCGATTTCGTCGAGGTAATGTAGTTTTCCGTTTGGGATAACATTCTCCCAAGACGGAAATACCCCTTCGAGCCGAGCAGTCCAGTGCATACGATCGTACTTTCGGTTTCCCTTAAGACGATCAGCAGTGGCGCCAGGGCCATGTTTGGGTGTCACTTCTCCATCGGCGATTTTGTTATCGACGGCGGAAAAGAGGCTTGCCCAAAGCAAAATGCCCATCCTCTTAAAACGGGTGTAAGAGCTGTTAGGCTCGTTCACCCCTTCTAGGAAGGATTTGTCAAAATGGCGAATCTCCTTCTCTGTCTCGAGATACTTGACGAATGCCAAGCGCTTCCTTTCGGAAGTGCATGGCAATGCAATCTTTGCCCACATCAGAGTAATCTGACGTATGGCGTAGATTGCATTGACGTCTGGTACGTCGAGCAACCGGCCACTACCACTGTCGAACACGAGACTGAGGAAACCCGAGAAAAGTCTCGGGAGACCTCCAGTTCGCGTAAAACCCGCGAACTGATGAGAGTCGACGTACCCTTGGTCAAGACTTTTTTCGAAGTCTTTTCCAAACGTCGCCAGGGAAATCGTTAAAAACGAGATCCCCTCGTGTTCAACTCGAGCAGAGACTGTTTTGCAGTCTCTGTCGGTGC